AAAACCCCTGTAACAGGAGTTAAGTATTATGTCTTCGATATTATCTATTTGGATGGAAAAGACCTGACAGAATTGCCCTTTGAAGAGAGGCGAAAGATTTTACATGATACTTTGTCTGGTTTAGCGAATGATTTTAGTGCTTTTGTTATCTGTCCAGGATGGAAGATAACATCCTATCAGGATTTTGTCAAATATCGTGATGATGCCATTAATTATCCTCATTCCGAAGGGTTTATGGCTAAACGGGTAGATAGTAAATACGATTTGTCCGGTAGGACTTCTGGCTGGAGTAAATACAAGTCTTTCTTGGAATGCAAAGCACAAGTGATTGGAATCCATAGAAAAGTGGTCAAACCAATGACTGGGCATAAACCAATCAAGGGTGAAGAGGCAATAGCACTTTACAAAGAAATGGCTAAGGATTCTCAAGTTTACCTTCTTCGCTGTGCAATGTTTGATAAAGATAACAAACTGGTACCGATAGAAACAGTAAAGAAATTGACTGAAGATGATATGGTACCATATTGGGATGGTAAAGAATGGCATGGTTTGGAATGTCCAGAGCTTTGGGAAATGGACCCCAAGTTTGGTGACAGGCATGTAGGCGATTATGCTTACGGCAGTACGTATGCAAAAAGGCTAGAAATTCCACCTAAGCTTGGTGATATTGTAACTATTAGACCAAAGAGGATTTCTCGATTTATAAAAGATGATGGTAGTGTTGGTTATTCTTGGGAAAATCCAATTCTTCAGGAACAAGACCCAGAGCGAGACAAACCTGATAAGATTGCACCGCTGCTGGAAACGAAGATGGATTATTCCGATGAAGGTCCGAAAGAGGAAATTGACCCAAAGATTTATTACATGTCCACCCCCAAACCGACCAAGGCTGTAATGCAGCTGCATGTTCGTGGTATCTATGATACTGAAAGTCGAGAATTGCTTGTGGAAGAATTGATGAAGGCTGATAGAGAAAGAGTCGATGAGATATGGAAGAAGGAGAATTTGTTCTGGGTCAAATCGATGAGCGCTTTGGCAAAAGACNTGAAATCTACGGAAAGTGCTCGTGGAGACTTGGCAGCGGCATTTGAGAGGCATATTTCGCATAAACCGATCGATGACTTGTCTAATGTCTGGAACAAAGGCAATGTTCACATCGACTTTAGAATCAAGCATCCTGATGAGGAATACTTGGTTGGTTGGACAATTGACCAACCTAAGATTTCAATGCAAAACTTGCATACTGGNGANATNGTNTTTCCTCTCGGATTTGGGATATTCGAAGATATTGGCTCTTTGACTATTATCGAAATGAAACCACCGCAGCCGTTAGCTTGGTTGACATTGGTCAATAGGGAACATCCGACGTTTGAAGCAAAGCCAGGTGGAGTTGGGGCCACAGCAAATACTTCTGCTATCTTCGAATGGTTTGGATTCTTCGATGTCCTTGCTGGTGTATGTAAACCCTATTTCTTCGAATACTTTATTAGAGTATCAGATACAAAGTCCGATATTTTGAAGAAGGTCTTTAGTAACTGGAGAAGGATTGATTTCAAACATCCAGATGGGACTAAGCTTTGGTACGGAGGATTGGACAAAGCTAACAAACCATATTTATCTGACCATGAAAAAGAAAAAGGTGATATCTTGTGGAATGATTATATTCTTGATATTATAAAGTAATCATTTCACGAGAGGTGAGAATAAATGGCAAAAGTCTCAATCTTAGTACCAAGGTTATCTCATACCGTCATCCCTCGTTGCTTGGACAGCATTTATCAAGTTTCGGCAATGGGGCATTGCAAAAGCGTAATGTTCCAAGAAGGTACTCTACTTGCTGATTTGCGGAATAATCTAGTAAAAATGTTCCTTGCTACCGATAATGATTATGCCTTACTTCTTGATTCTGATATGATCTTTCCTCAAAATCTAATTGAATTAATGGTGAAGACAGCCAAAAGAAATGACATCAAAATCCTATCTGGGCTTTATTTTAATAAGAACAAGCCTGATCCCACCCCGCTTATTTCAACATATTATGGAAATAATCTGTTTCTACCTATGTCCGCTGAAGTATTGAAGTTTTTGAACGGGAAGCAGATAAGTTCATTGTATATCGATGCTAAAGACGAAGAGAGTCTGGTAAAAATTGATGGTGCTGGTGCTGGNTGCCTTCTTGTNCATCGTTCTGTNTTTGAGACTGTTCCTCAACCATGGTTTAGTTTTGAAAGACCGTATTCTGAGGATTACTACTTCTTCATGAAAGCAAAAGAAAATGGTTTTCAGGCTTATGCTGACCTTCGTATTCTCCCAGAACATGTGATGATTGATAGTGTTAGTATCAAAGATTATGTAATTGCCAATCCGAGGGATGAGATTGAGTTCAGGCTAAAGTTGGCTAACTTGCTTGTTACAGTAGCATCGGAAATTCTTGATAAGCCAAAGAAAGAGATTGGTGATTTAATTCCAATGTCAGCCCAATTGGCACTAGAAGAATACAAGAAAGGTAATAATTTCTTTGATTCTGAGTATGGCATTTATGATCTTATTGGTTGGAATGTCTCTGCCAATTATTCTAAGTTGTTGAGGTTGGTATATTCAGCAGCAAGGGAATTATCTGGTTCAACTTTGCCGATTCTTTGCTTTGGTTCCGGTCTTGGGGTTGATGCGCTCTTCTTGAACGTCATGGGGTTAATACTGTTTATTACTATGATAAATCAGAATTGTTCAATAAGTTTGCTAAGAATTTGTTCGAAAAAGAGAATGTTGATATAATTGTTATAAAGAATATTGAAGAAATTGGCAAGGTTTGTGGTATAATAGCTCTGGATGTATTTGAGCATATTGAGCCTGTTGAGCTTAATAAAGTGCTCAACACATTAACAAGTAAATTGGTTTCTGGTGGCTTGTTAGTTGAGCATACACCTGGTCCTGATCCAATGCACCCATTTCATTACACTCATGATATGAGCAAGTTTTTGGGTAGCAAATTTATTAGAATTGGGGATTGTCTATGGAGGAAGAAATGAGTACGGTTGCTGAGGTTGTTGGAAGATTGGAAAAGGCTTTTGATGAAGCCCAATCCAAGTATGGGTATTATGGCACTCCTGCTATGGGCCAGTTCTTGCAGGACACTCTTGCAGAACTAGAGAAGATGCGGGATAAGACCAAAGACGAGGAATTGATTAAGAAGATCGAAGCTCTGGCTGAAAAGGTCAAGAAGTTCATGACTTATTATTACCCTCCTGAATACGGTGATGGAAAGAAAGAGTATCCTGATCTCCATTACATGAAGCAGACCAAGAATGAGAGTGTTCTTATCGAGGCTAAAGAGGGTGGTAATGGGTTGGTCTGGAAAGCCAGATTGATTGAGGCTGGTATTTCTAAGAACAATCGCTATTATGCCCCAGAGGTACTTGAACAATCAGTTAGCAAGTTTGAAAATGTGAAGTGTTTTACTGACCATGTTATAAATACTAATGGATTGCCGAGAAGTGTAAAGGATTTGGTAGGTTGGTTTGAGAATCCAGTCTGGAATCCTGAAACTAAGTCGATCGAATCAACTTTTGTTGCATTGTCTGAATCACCAATTGTTGGTATTTTGAAAGAAGCTTTTGATAAGAATAANCCTGATCTTCTTGGTTTGTCAATTTGTGCCATTGCTACTGCTAAGCCAAAGCTAGTAGAAGGAAAGAANGTTTATGCCATTGAAAGCATTGATGAGGTTCTCTCTGTAGATGTTGTTACTGAGCCAGCAGCGGGCGGAAAGCTGCTAAAACTTTATGAATCTGCAATGATTCCTGTACTAGAGGAGGAAATCGAAATGGACNAGGAAGTTAATGAGGTCGAGGTTAAGGAGGAGATTCCACCTAAGGTTAATATTCCTGATGTGGAAGTTCCTAGCATTGCACCTGTAGTGGAGCCAGAGGCTGTGAAGGCTGAGGCTAAGCCTAAGACTGAGGAAGTTGATGCAATCAAAGCCCAACTTGAAAGATTGAATTTTGAGCTTATGCTTGAGCGTAAGCTACGTGACCAACCTAANGCTATTGCTGAGTTGGTCAGAGTTCGTTTTGCCGATAAGGTTGCTACTGAAGCGGATGTCGATTCCGAAATTAAGAAACTTGTAGAATTTGGAGCAAAGATTATGGAAGAGAAAAGGGAGCCTGTGGTTAAAGTTTCGTTCGATGAGGCCGATAAGAAGATTGCTGCCCTTGAGGGGTTGCTATCTGGTAAGGCCGTTGATGGTGTTAAGCCGTTCCGTAGCTTGCATGAGAGCTATTGCAAGTTCAATAATCTCGACCCTTGGTCAATTTCGCGAGATAAATTGGCTACGATGATCCTCAATGACATTGCTTCGACCAAGTTCACTGGGGAGATTACGGAAGCTGTTAGCTGGGCTGATGCTTTTGGTACCACGATGCATCGTATCCTGATGAAGGACTACGAGATGCCCTATCTGAATGAGTGGCAAGAGCTTGTTAGTGATGTTGTGAGCTTGCAAGATATGCGGGCGCACAATGTTGTCAGGATTGGTTACTACTCTACTCTACCTTCGGTGAGTGGGACCTATACTGAGCCTGCTAGCCCTGATGATGAGGCTGTGACTCTTACTCCTGCTAAGTATGGACGTCTTGAAAGCTATACTTGGGAGGATGCATTGAATGATGATATCAATGCTCTGAGGAAGATTCCTGAGAGGTTGAGTGTCTCAGCGAAGTGGACCATCTACAAGGCCGTGTTCGATGTTCTGGATACGAATGCTACTTGCGACTATGATTCTACTGCCCTTATTGCTACTGCCCATGCGAACAAGAGCACAAGTACTCTGACTACGGCGGCGGTCGCTGCGGCCTTCTCGGCAATGTTGAGCCAGTCAGCTCCTAGTGCGTCTGGGTTTGCTCTTGGCACTACGCCTAAGTATCTGGTTGTGCCACCTGCTCTTCGCGCTACAGCAATGCAAATCAGGGATGGTAGCTTCTATGTTGATGGTAGCACTTATGTGCCTAACCCAGTGAAGGAGCAGTTTGAGGTGCTGGTTGTTCCTTATTGGACGACCCATACTACTTACTGGTATATGGCTGCGGATAAGAATGTTGCGCCGATGCTCGTGGTTGGTTTCCTGAATGGGAATCAAGCTCCTGAGATCGTTACCGAGGTTCCTAATACCGGTAGTAACTTCACTGCTGATAAGGTGTACTTCAAGGTTCGTCTTGTCTTTGCTGTAGATGTTCTCGATCATCGTGGATTCTATGGTTATGTCGGATAATCTGAAATAGTTTAGTGATTTCAGTCGAAGGACGACTGGAATAGGGTGGGTGGTGGGAACTGAATTTGTATTTAGGAGTTATAAAATGAGCAGACTTCAAGATATTCCTGGTGATCGAAGGGAAGTGGTTGCAGTAAACAGTGTAGCGGCTGCCGGTGCTTTTGCTGGCTATGTTTTCTCAGCACCCTTTGATGCTACGCTAAATATTTATGCAATCGTGACGGCAACTGCAACTAGTAACTCATCTAACTATGCTACAATTACGTTCTACAATGCTGGGACTACTGGTAGCGGTACTGCTTCGCTTGGCAGTGTTGCTACAAATGCCGTTACTCTTGGACAATATAGCCCAGTAAGTGTAGTTTCGTCAGCTAGCATTGCTAATGATGAGCTAGTAAGGGTTGCTGTATCGCAAGCTGGTTCGGGCGTTACATTGACTGGTCTTTCATTCCTATTCGTCTATGAGCCTAAGTAAGGATAGATTATGAGCATTGCGACTAGAGTACAACAGTTATTGCCACAAACTACTACTGAAGGTGTTACAATTGCAGATTATGTTACTTCTGCAATTGCAGTATTCTCGCGTTACCGACCTAAGTTGGTGACTGAGGAAGTAACTGTTACTACTCCAGGATATGAGTTTAACTTGCCTACTTCTTGGGTAAATGAGTTTAGCAGGGTGGATTCTGTTGAGTATCCTACTGGGCAGAATCCACCTGCCATGCTTCGTTCTGACAACTATTTTCTCTATCGTACATCTACTGGGTTAAAACTCAGATTCTCTTATCAAGTGCAAGATAAATATATTATTACTTATACAACGCTATGGACAGAGAGCGGTCTTTCTACCTATGATGCTGAATCAGTGGCAATCCTTGCTTCGGCTCTAATCTGTGATGAATTAGCAGCTAAGTATGCTGGCTCAATAGATGACGTGGTTCAGACAGTTTCAGGATTGTGGAAGACAAAATCAAGAGAATATATGGATGCTAGAAAGAACTTCTTGAATACTTTCTATATCAGGACTGGTATAGATTTGCAGGGTGGGCGTTCTTCTCCCGCAGTAATTTACCAGCAAGAGAGCATGCCTACATTGAAAGGATATAGGGTAAACGATTGGTCAGATGATTAATACAATTGTTACCAATCTTAAGAATCTAATATCGGGAGTGAGTGGAATAACAAATGTAGTTGTAGGAATGTCACCTACTTCTACACTCTCCAACTTCATTTCCCAATTTCCTTTGGATTCATCTAAGAGGATAAATGTTTGGTTTATNGAGAGGCAAAGAGTATCCCTTGAAAGAGAATCGGCAGTATCGCCTAGAGTTTTCTATAATCATGTGATCGTTATCGATGGTTTTATTAGTGGAATTACATCTGATGATTTCAATACTTTGGTAGATTCCATTTTGAATACTATTGTAACAAATATATCCTTATCTGGCAATACTTCACAATTTGTTGTGATGCCACCAGAAGCAAGTATTGATTTGGCGATGATTGCCGATAGATTGGCATATCATGCTAACATTCGTATCCCTGTAAGGGAAGTAGTGATGGTAACTTATACTTAGAGTTTGGAGGAGTGAACTATGCCACTTTCAGCATTGAGTAAACTTGGAATTGCAAAAGAAACTACTTGGGGTAGTGGTAGTACTACTTTTATTAACATCCCTATCGAACCTTTTTCCTATTCGCCTATCAACTTTGATTTGATTAGGGATCAGAGCTTGCGAGGTGAATTCGGTACTGACTTTGGTGTTTACCAGGGTGTATTTCATGTAGAGATGGATTTGGATGGCCATGTCTATCCTAATGAAATTGGTTATCTTGTTCTAAGTATGTTTGGTTCGGATAGTGTGACTGGTACAGCCGCACCATATACACACACGTTCACCCTTGCGCAGACAGCGCCATCGTTGGCTTTNCTTGATTACAACGGCGTNCAAACCTATCAAATGCGTGGAATGAAANCAGGAAAGCTAAGTTTTACTTTTAATGCCGCTGAAGACTTTCTCAAGTGGTCGGCTACNTTGAATGGTAAAGATTATACAACTTCTACTGCTACTGTGCCAACGGCTACAGCAAGCAATGCTTTTGTTGGTTGGCAGGCTTCTGTATCGGTAGGTGGTTCTGCCTTTGCAAAGGTAATCACTTTTGAAGCCAACTTGACCAGGGATTTGAATATTGTTTATACTGCCAATAATACGCAAGCACCGTACGCAATCTATCAAGGTCCACTAGATGCAACTGGTAACATGGTCCTAATTTTCGACTCTGCTTCAGATTTGGATAAATATCTGAGCAACTCCACAGCATCGATGTCAGTTACCTT